ATTTCAGAAAGAATCAACTGATCAATTAGCAGTATCGCAGTTATCTGTTGCATATGGGAATTTTAATGGTTCTGGATCAAAAGATTTAACAGGTAACTTGAATAATGATACTCCATCGCGTGCTATATATAAACAATATGCTCAATTGTTATTACAACCGTTGGATAAAAAATTTACCATAAACGGTAATGATACAAATAATATCTATGTATTAAATTTTAATAGAGCTCGATTTAAAGAAAAATTAGATCCGGGAAATATTGAAATTAATCTAGCTCGATTATCTGGTTCTCATATCGCAAATCATGAAAATACAGGATCTGCTGTACAGGTAGATGGTACAGGTCATGTTATTTCATTAATTGATGATTCATCGTTAAGCCCAGCATCCGTTGGAGAATCTGGTCGAATATATAATATAGTTTCAGGTACTATAGATGACGGTACTGTATTTTCAACTGAT